ATGACATCTTATTTAGATTTATCGGGAGTGTTATTAGCCCAATCTAATTATTTATCCACATTAAATACAGGCAGCGACGCTGATGTGGCAAAATTAAATAATATTAATACATCATTAGGCACAGTATTAAGTAACTGGAATTCTGCGAATCAATCGAGTACTCAAGTATTAACGAATCAAGACGCGGTGAATAATATAGTCAAGACCGAATTAAACCGATTACAATTAAAAAAGAACGATGTTGATACCGCATTGGAAGGGCAAAAGCGCAGCATTCAATTAAACGATAGTTATAGGAAACGTTTCCAATATTATACGAAGATGGCGGGTATTGTCGTGATTTGTTTACTCATATTTATCGGTTTAATCATGTTGGGTAGATTTTTGCCAATAATACCTTCTTTTATCATCGATCTCGCATGTGTATTAACGATTGCCACCGGCGTTGTGCTTACTTATTTCGTTTATTTAGATATTCAAAGCAGAGATAAAACCAATTTCGATGAATTAAATTTAGAAAACCCCGGGCTTTTATCCACCGACGATATCAAGCGAAAAACGGCTGCGGCAGCCGCAAATGGTAACTTACTCGGTTCCATTAATCTTGGATATTGTGTAGGCGCGGCGTGCTGTAGTGATGCTTCGGGTACTGTATGGGACGCGAGCCAATCTATGTGCGTAACCAAACCCACGACTTCGTTTACTACCATGTTTGTTTCGCAGCAATTGGGGGATTTAAATAAGAAAAATATTAGCGCCAATTCGCCGAATGAGTTTGAGCGTTATGCGAAGCTCTGAGGGGGAAACCTACGATTTCCCTTTCAAACCCTTCCCTCACCTATGACGCCATAACGTTGAGGCGGCTACGTTGCCTCTTGCCTTCGGAAACCCTGGACTCACGAAATGAAAGCAAAAGGGAACCGTAGGTTACCCTGCCTCCGAATATCTCTCTATATGTTAAGATATCAACATATATAGAAAACCAAAATGGGTGGCGGCGGTAGTCGTTGGTCTCCCCCTCCTCCTCCGCGTAACTGCGATGCCGAATTGAATAATATGAGAAATAATTATAACGGGCAACTAAACAATTTACGTAATCAATTAAATAATAAACAAAATGAGGTAAATTGGCTATATAGAAGAATAAACGATATTAATAATGAATTAAATTCATCGCGAGAATCAGATAGGGAACATATCAGACAGCTGAATGATTGGCGGATGAAATACGACGAATCACAAAAGAATGTAGCCAACCTAAAGACCCAAATAAAGAGTTTAGAGCAACAAATAGAGGACCTATTAAAGAGAATAGCGAATCTGAAAGTAAGCGCCGAGGTATCTTCTGACACAGCCAATGCCGCTATTGCCAATTTAGAGAAAATGTCAAACATGGGCCCAGAGATGGGCCCAGAGATGGGCCCAGAGCATGAGCCGATTCGCGAGGGTGTTATGGGTATGTTTAATGATTTGGTCGCGTGGATGAATCAAAATAATAATACGATGTATGATGCCGTTTTAGCACAAAATACTACATTGGACAAACAGATTCAGGATATGAAAAATCAATATACTACGGATGACCAAAAAACGGTATACCAATTACAACAAAATGGTATATTAAATAAAGTAAATATATGGTTATTAATAACGTATTATGCTTTGGTTCTCGTTTTTGGTTATACACTTTATAAAACGAATAAAACACTTTCTATTTATTTGGTAGTGTTGGCCATACTTTTGGCAGCGGCGTATCCTTGGGTAATATCGCCTGTAGAGTCGGCAGTGTATTTTGTATGGAGACTTGGTGTCGCGGTAATACACGGTGATGTCTCCGGCAAATAACTAGGGGTTACCGAAGGTTCCAAGGTAACCTACTTTCACTTGGCAGTGTGAGTCCATAATAAACACCCCTCTTTTTACATAATAAAAAATTATAATGTAAACTATAAGAATCGTATTTACACCTTTTAACCTTTATACCAGCGAAGATTTAAAATGGGACGCTCCATTGGAGCGTCATTTCAAATCGTTACTGGGATCTGACCCTTGAGGAATTAAAATGTCCCATTTTAATTCTTCAAGGGTTTAAATTGCCGATTTATATGCGACAATTCTGCCTTTGGCAGAATTATTGACGTATAAAAGGTAATTTATCGGTTACAAAGTAACGTTGCCTAATGACATTCACAGACGCCGGCCCTTTGGGCTCGGCGTTTAGAATGTTGAAAGGTGTAAGACAAAGGGAAATAGGTTATAAGTCGCTTCCCGAAATTCCCGCGATATCCTCCTCTTCATCTTCCTCTCCAAAACCATTCGCTCCGGCATACCTAATCTTTACGCCACGCCAGCAAGGCGGCGACCCCTTTGCCTTTCCATACAATTTATCCATATTCTCATGTAAATCCTTCGCGCTTGGTCCACGGCCACCATAGATTCCATTATACCAGTTGGAAAACTCGTTATTAATCTCCGTCTTCTTAATAATACCATGCGGGTCGCGCACAATAAAGTCCTTCATGAACTCCGAAAACACATCCTGGCTCTCGCGATACTCCTTGCTACGCTCCGTAACAATATCGCAGTCTTTCACCAGGCCATCCGTCTTGAATAGACGCTCAATCAACATTGCGGCAAATACCTCCTTCCATTCTTCGAACTTCTCCTCAATCGTCGGGTCAATCTTAAATTGGTAGGGTTGCTCGGGGTCGTCAGTATCAGGGTTATAGGTAAACAACGATTTAAACGGGACGGCGCGAATTCTTCGCCATGTGCCATGGTCATTCGCCTTGATACCCATCAAATGATTACAGGTGCAGATTACCTTAAATTGCGGCCTATACGATAGCTGCTTTTGTTCATATAGACCACGGCATTGAATCGTATCCGTGCCACTAGTAAACTGCTTCATAATACCCTCATTAATCACCTCTTCCTTCTGGGGCTCTTGCATAACGGCAAAACGCTTCCCCTTGAGTTGAACGAGTTCCGGGGCAACTCCGCCAATTTTGGCACGCTTATCCGTCATGAGCGTAGTGGGCATGTCTCCCTTATACTCGCCAAGCACGAGTTCCATAAGGCTAACGAGCGCCGACTTACCGTTCTGACCCTTACCGATATAGAAGTTCATCGTTTGATTCATAGTAAGACCGCTCATTGAGCAAGCCAAATGGTCCCACATATATTGGCAAAGCTGAGTCTCGGGAAATAGCTTATTCATAAAATCATTAATCTCGTCTATGGTTTGCTTATGTGCGACGGAATCCACCTTGATATAGTCAATGTTCGTGCATAGCGACAAGTAATCCTCTGGATAGCCTTTACGGAAAGTCTTCGTCTTTAAGTCCACAATTCCGTTATTGAAGGCGACAAGGTAGGGGTTGGAGTCCAAGTTCTCAAAGAAGTTGGGGTCATAGAACAACTCCATAGCCTCTGTCATAATATTCTTCTTATCACTGGTGCGTCCGAGCCTATCAATAATATTCGAAACACGACCAGCGCTAGTCTTAACGCGCTCATTCACATTATCAACTTCCCCATCTACGTCCACCACATCACGGATGAGTTCCGTGTGTTTCTTCTTATACAAGCTACGCATCTGCTCTGAAATGGAGTTACGGAGAGATACGCCAGAGTCATTTTCCTTCCAACGGTTTTGCTTAAACTGATACCACTTTCCGCGGCCAATGCTAACACAAACGAATTCGTGCTTGTATAGATGATACAAAACCTTGGCCAAATCATAATCGGCGCAGCCCTTCCTTTCGTCGCCCTTCTTATTACTCATTCCTTCGGGAGGGTAGATGGTCTGGTTGATTTAGAAATCAATGCTCTCCGACTTTACGCGCTCGTAGTCTTCGTAGGCATCGCTTCTCGCCCAATAAATCAGAGACTTCTTGGAAAGCCCGTCCTTATTCATACGCACGTTCGTAGTCATCCAGTCTTGGTAGATATTGGGAATATCCGAGTAATTAAACGTAGATGACTTGGAACTAAATGCGATATATGTGATGAGTAGCTTGTCGCTCGTGTTTTTGAGAGCCCACCCGACCTTTTTCCATCTCATATAGCTGCCTTCGCCATAATAACTGACAGGGAGAATCATGGCATATTCATGGGCCTCGCGAATGTCGTAATACTGCGGCGGAATAGAATCCAAGAACCTGTTTAATATACCGTCTAGCTGCTCCTTGGATTGTATTCTAAGAACATCTGTGTTCGTATAAGCCGAATTATTGAAATCATTATGGTCTGTGATAGGCGCAATGATGGTATGATTCGATAGAGGAGTGGCGTTGAGAAGAGTAGTGTTTGTTGTTCGCGCGCCTCGGCCCTTATATTGGCCATGAATGGTGGCAAACTCGGACTTCATAAATAGATGGATATGGTCCTTGTAACGTGCCGACAACTTATACAAGTTAGTCTTGATGTCGAAATTGCGGATGGATACCTCGTCCATGATGATATTTTCGTCTGAACTATCATAGGCAATATCGTAAACATGGGTTAGCTGATACTTTTCGTGGAGTGGCTTTCTCGATCCATACAACTGCCAATTTACCGTTCCTTCGGCAATTCCCTTGTCATATACATCTTCCCAGGTATTGGTAATGGGGAAATTGGACCATTGCTCGGATAATTTGACGATGACCCTTTCCCGCAAGATTTGACGCGTTGTGAAATCGGCTTTGACACCAATAATGAAGTGGATACCGTCCTTTGTAATTTTCTTATCAGTCACACGATTCACCGTGGGTTTTTCGAAAACATAGACAGGAAAACGAGTATCGTCGTCTAATTGAAACATACTTTTGAGTTCGTCTAAATGGGCCATGACTGCGTCCTCTATGTGCTCAATCGTGTATTGGCGTTCATTTATATTATATTCGTGTCTAAAATCAATATCAATCAATATAGGGCCGTTCCCGTCAGTGCGCTGCTTTTCGGTAAGATATTCTTGCTCTTTTGTAGCTATGATTTGCTTATAATATAAATCCAAGAATGTCGGATAATTTTCGTCGGAAATGATGAAATTTCCTCCGTAAATATTGCATTCTGATTTTCCAATGCGCGTGTTTGTAATATCGGCATTGGTTATCGAGGGATTGTTTGTAGGTTTTGTATGCTTTTTCAGAAAGTCTTGATACGAGTAATACATACCTGCTTTGGAACTCGATGGTTCCGCTGCCATCTTGAGATATATACTGGCCAGACTTTTTAAAGGGAAAAGGAAAACCTACGAATTCCTGAGGGTTACTTCTCAGACCCCTCCCTTTCCTTGTTCAATTTTGGAACGAAACACTAAGTTTCCCTCCAAAACAATTTGCTGTTCTGAATTATATAATGGACTTGTTTTTATTACCTTTCAACAAGTCGTTTTTCGAGATTCAATTTTTGAGGGGTCAGAGGCCACGTAGTGGCCTCAACCTGCGGCTCGCATAGCGAGCCTGAGGAAACCAAGGTAACCTTCGGAAACCCTCTTTTCACATTGCTTCGCAATGCGAGTCCCTTCCTTTTGCCCAGCTGGGATTTCAATTATAAACTTGCTTTCGCTATTGTGTGCCTCCTTAGTCTTAATATGATATGTTGCTCTATTTGAAAATCCCAGCTGGGCAAAAGGAAGGGACTCGCATTGCGAAGCAATGTGAAAAGAGGGGTTCCGAAGGTTACCTTGGTTTCCTCAGGCTCGCTATGCGAGCCGCAGGTTGAGGCCACTACGTGGCCTCTGACCCCTCAAAAATTGAAGAACTTTTCTCCTATTTCATGACACCAAAAAATAGAACAAACCAATCATGTCATCTTGTAGTGGATGTTTCCCTAACTACCAACCCAACCAACAGGCTCATATGGATATCGGCGGATGTCTATATGTTGACGATTATGACATCTGTATGCCTACGAACTTAGAGGACGCATTTGACCGAGCAGCCGCGGAACAAATCATGGAAGATAAAAAAATGGAGGAAGATAACGAGTGCTGTATCTGTTACGAGACCATCGGCGAAAAGAATAATTGTATTACTGATTGTGGCCACCGTTTCTGCTTCGGCTGTATGTTAAAAGCGATGACGTATAATACGTCTTGTCCATGCTGTCGAAAAGAGCTACTTGAAGAGGAGGAGGAAACTGAAAACGACACCGAAATCAATGAATCGGATACTGATGAATCGGGTTTGGATATCAACGAAGAGGATATTGGTGACATCGAGGACATTGCCGAACGTATGGTAAAAGAGGGCATTACGATGTTGGATGTGGTTTCCGTCCTATTCAATTCTTATAGCAAAAAAGATGCGAAATATACAGATGCGTATATTGCGCAGCTCAATACGAGGATGGACCAAATCGCTGATGATGTGGAGAATGAAGCAAAGGAGAATAGTAATATGGCGAAGGAAGACAGGGCAGGCAACGCATGAACCTTTGGGTTCCTTCTTTCGCTAGCTTCGCAATGTTAGCCCCTCCTGCTCTATTCAATTAGGAAAGGGAGGGGGTCGCAGGGGGAACCGTAGGTTCCCCTGCTTAGATGACCTCCATATCCGAAAACTTCCAATATTCACACCCTCCATTGGGCAGAGGCCTCTTAATAATAAACGGAATTTTTTTCTCGTCAAACTCCTTAAGGGCAATCAAATAACCGTCAATAACCGTCGGCTCGATATCCACCATAGGCCTAGCTCCAGAATTCAACTGCTTGGCTCGCTCACCCAAAATTCGCGCCTTTTCGTATCTCGTAATAAACGGCAGTGTTTTATGGAAGGGGTCAATAATATTACCATTTTCATCGCGAACAATTCTGGAAAGCGCGTCGACTTCATCATAATTATGAATCTTCAATTCCGGATGATGGTCCGTGATGATTTTACTATTGAGACCTTCGTCAAACTTTTGAAGGTAGTTTTCGTCGTCGTCTTCTTCGTCATCGTCATCATCTAGGTCATCCATCGCCATAAAATTATTACTTTCGACCTTGATTCCGATTTCCTCCTCCATATCGCTCGTTTCTTCGGCATCATCGTCGTCGCCTAGTTCGGACCCACTCTCGAGTTCCGTCTCTTCATCGTCACTATCTTCCTCCTTCTTTTTGCCCTTTTCGGTATCTTCTTCGTCGGAATCGGTTTCGAAATCTTCAATATCTTCTGGGTTCTTGCTCATTATATAGTATGTGTAGATGTCTTTCTAAATTGGTTCGATATTTAATTTAATTTCAATTTTGAGGGGACTTTGGACTTACTTATACTTCAACTTTCTACATTCGGGCGGATTAGGCGTGTCACATAGTATATAATGGTCAGGAACGTAATTTTTGATTCGAATGCGACCCCCTGCCATTCTTTCGACGCGCGAAAACTTTATAGGTTCAAACCGAAGTTTACGAACGTCTATGGTCCATGTGTTTGGCATAGAGTTTTTATCCAACAATATTTCCATGGCGTGTAGATACCACGGGTATATCTTTGCGCAAATATTCGGGGTTGTCTTTATTCTACCCAAAAATTCTCTCCATGTTTTTGTATCATTCCATATTGGCGAGAACATTTCTTTAAGGTCGTTATTTTTGAAATCAAACGCCGATGGTTTCATTTTCGGGTCATCCAAATTTTTGGCCGATGCGTTATATGTAGCTTTAACCGTAGGATTTGACGGATAAGCACCAAACTTATCTTGATACCATGTTTTGCCATGAAATAGATAATGTGTATAGCGCAACTCCATCCTTACTGGGGCATTATTTGGCAAAACACACTGAAACTTGGAATTATCTAAAAATTCTATATGGGTAACCGGTGTATATAGTTTGAGAATTTGGATGGATAAGTAAAATAAAAGCAGTGTATTTTCACCCTTGATGGTCATATCACCATGAACGCATTTGCGACCTTCTGTGTTCAACCATTGTAATTCTACCTGAGTGGGGTTGCTTTTATTGAACTTATATTCCACACACATGTCTTCGCCGCCTATTTTTACAAAGTCGTCTACTGAGTCGGCCGGATTATATGTCATTGACACCGTTTTTTTGACAGTAAAAAATACATCGCCCACTTTTACTTTGTAAATTTCTCCGGACATGAATATGTGAATATATATAGATATTTACATATTGTTATTGCCAGTTTACGTATATTTGATTAGCCTACATTCAGATGGAACTGGGTAGTCTAAGCCGGTAGGCGTTTCGGCAACATATTTTTTAAGTCTTGGTCGGCCACCGACCATGCGTTCAAACAAAATCGGCGAAAACTTCAACCTACGAACATCAATACACCACGACGTAGGAAGGTCCAGCATATTTGTTAGCATAATAGCGGCGTCGTAATACCAAGGATATACTTTTTGGCAAATGTCCGGAAACCCCTTGATTTTATCAATAAATTCCCGCCAAGTTCTCGTGGTATTCCATATTGAATTAAACAATTTATTCAAATCCTCATTTTTGAAGTCAAGTTTAATCGGCTTTTTATTCGGGTCGTCGAAATTTTTATAGAACGATTCATATTGTTTTCTTTGTCCTTCGTCCAATGGAAAGGCGCCCAATTTTGCGTGATACCACGTTTTACCGTGAAACAGAAAATAATAATGGCTTAAATTTATCTTGACGGTTTTTTTATTTGGCAAAACGCATGGAAACTTGGAATTATCGATGAACTGTATATGGGTAACTGGCGTATATACTTTGAGAATTTGGATGGATAAGTAAAATAAAAGCAACGTATTTTCGCCCTTGATTGTCATATCACCATGAACACATTTACGCCCTTCAGTATTCAACCATTGTAATTCTACCTGAGTGGGGTTACTTTTATTGAACTTGTATTCTACGCACATGTCTTCGCCGCCTATTTTTACAAAGTCGTCTACTGGGTCAGACGGATTATATGTCATGGATACCGTTTTTTTGACGGTAAAAAATACATCGCCCACTTTTACTTTGTAGATTTCTCCGGACATTAATATGTAAATATATATATCGATATTTACATATTGTTTTTGCGCGAATTATTTGCCTTCATTCGTCTTCCATGTCGTATCACATTCCGAGCAAATATATAAATATTTCAAGTTATCATCATCGTATCTTACATAAATCACTTCCGTAGGCTTTTTATCCGCGCCGATATTGGTCTGGCATTCGGGATTCGGGCATACCATATTATACATTCTTGGTAAAGTAGGGTCAGTCTTGGTATATTTATTAATAATATGATTAAACTTTTGCTCTCCCTTCTTAAGTTGGGTATTCAATACACAAACGCCCTCTTCCGTAATGGTTTCGTCGACATGGCGACAGTTACGGCAATAATAGGTGAGTTTATTGGGGTCTTCTGCGTTAATTCCGATATAATACATATTATCGCATTTTACGCAGAATCTCATGATGGTTTAAATGTATACTATACGAGGATATTTTTATACCCTTTATCATGTAAAATGGAAGGTTTCAATTTTGGAGGGGTCAGAGACCATGAAGTGGCCTCAACCTTAAGACCGCGAAGCGGTCTTTGAGGAAACCTACGGTAACCTTCGGAAACCCTTCAACCCCTTCCCTTTTCCTTTGCTTTATCTTTGCTTTTCCTATTCGGCGTCGTTATTCGATAAAATCGGGAAAGTAAACATAGTAATGGTAAACCATATTTGAGCGAGGGTGAGCAAATCGCGCCGATTTAACTTTTGACTTTTAACGACATCGCGTTCTTTTTCTACGAGCAAATGTCTCCGGTCTTTATCGTTGGTAATATTCAGCTTATTTGTGGTGTTAGGTCGGATAAACGGGTTTCGAATAAAACTTTGCGTGGAAAGTGAGACGCATGTAAATAAAAAAAATAACTTATGGACGAGCATTTACTATGTATATATATAGTAAATTCTCTAATTTTGTTTCATATAATATATAGTAGGACTCCGGAGGACCCCATGGAACCTTCGGAAACCCTACAACCACTCCTTACGTTCCTTACGTTCCGACACTTCGGGTAATATATTTTATTTACGAAAACTTAATTAAACCCGGTGTATAAATCCAAACAAATTTACAAGAAAACTCATATTGTTAGGCATATAAAGAAATTTATTAATAAAGGGAGGGGTTCGCAAGGGGAACCGTAGGTTCCCCTGCTAGGACTTCCAATTCTTACCACAGTCTAGACACGTCACGAAAATAGTCGCTGGCTCATCCGCCGACCTAGTCTGAAGCTCATAATACGTGCACCTCTTACTGCGGCACTTTTTACACGTAAACATATCCGTCGACGCCTGCACATTATTCGTATATTTATTGGCATCGCGTTTAATTTTCAGTTCAATCATCGACCGCCAATGTTGAGGATTCATTTCCTGATGGGTCATAAAAGCCACACTCTGGGGTGTAATTTCGTTACTATTTAGCTGCGACAATAGGTCGGGGTTTTTTAGATTCAAATAAATGGTGCGCAATCTATCAATATAAATCTGCGAGAAATACGGATTTTCCCACTTTTTAATAATCTTTTTATTATTTGCCTCTTTAATGGCGTAATTATAGATGCCCTTTTCCAAATTAATGGCGTTTTTTTCGTCTATAATAATGGCCTTGAGTCTGGCTTGAACGTTTTCTCTGAAGCTGATATCATTAGAAACCTTGTGCATTGTGGCGTTATAGTATTATATAAAACAATCACTTTATATGATTCAATTTTTGTTATTACAATGCCTTCAATTTGGGCAAGGAGAAATCCAAGTGACCAAATAAAGAAATAGGAGGGGTTAGAGAGGACCCTTAGTTACCCCTCAGATGTATTCCTCCTCGCTCAATTCGCTAGAGCAATCCAGATAATTTTCCGGGTCCTTGGGCTCAAATACAGTAACTGGTGCTTTCTTAGAAGCCTTCGCCTTGGTAGTCTTCTTTGGTGCCGATTTAGCGGCCCTAGCCTTCTTGGGCTTCGGCACATACTCCTCCTCTTCTTCCTCTTCCTCCTCTTCCTCGTCGTCTTCTTCTACTTCATCATCATCTACAACAAATCCGTCTTTAACATAGCCATTTTTCGTCCTAGGCAAATCGTCGTCCTCATCCTCCTCTTCCTCGGACTCATCATCGTCCCCCACGTCTTCGAAACCACCATACAAATAATCGTAAATACCGTCCCACTCCTTTTGGGTCAAATTACCCCATTCATCATCGACCTTGTTCAATACTATACAGTTACCAAAAAAGAGTGTGTTATCAATAGGAGGCGGAAACTCAAACTTGTTTTCCTGATTCGCCCTACCTACGGTTTTCCCATAAACACAAATCGTATATTGCTTATCGTTTAGATTATCAATATTCCATTCGGCATGGCAGGCAAATCCTTCCGCGGATTTAAAACCTGCCTTCTTATACAAAATAGTCTCGTCGAAGTCGTCTAGAGTAGGCAACTTTAGTGACTGTTCCTTTACTGTTCCATTCTTTTCTATAACCAAAAATGTGGCTGTGGGCATGTTGTCGTTGGTATTATATATGACATTATTTCTATATTGATTTTGATTAGATTTAGGGGGTTCCTGCTCATTATAATATACCAATAATATATAGCACTTAATAGAATCAATATGCCTTCTAGAAAATATAAGACCAAGAAACATTCGAATAAAACTAGAAAAAACAGACGCATGGTAGGAAATCTTATTGAATTATCGAAAATACCCGCATTAAAGGGGGCGTTGATAGTAAAGGGAAATTTTATTGCCAAAGGTGGTTCGGGCGGTATTATGTCGAAAACCATGAAAAAGGCGGTTAGTTTTGCGCATAATGTTATGAATAAGGTGAATGGAAACCAGAACCGCATGAAGTATGTTAAAGGTGGAGCCGATGAACCCTTAGTTAAGGAAGCTGCTGAGGAACCCCCTAAGGAGGAAAAGACAGAAGAGTCCGAGGTCGAGGGCTTGTCTAAGGCTGATGAATCTGTGCCTAAGAGTGAGTCCGAACCTGAACCCAAGGCTGAGTCCAATTCCGTTACCGAACCCGAACCCAATTCCGTTACCGAACCCAATTCCGTTACCGAAGCTGAACCCAAGACTGAGTCCGAACCTGAACCCAAGGCTGAACCCAATGCCGTTACTGAAACTGAACCCAAGACTGAGTCCGAACCTGAACCCAAGGCTGATGAATCTGAACCCAAGGCTGATGAATCTGAACCCAAGGCTGATGAATCTGAACCTACTGGCGAG